TCCCGCCTCCCCGGCGAGGCCACCGGTGCGGCGCTGGCTGCCGAGCGCGGCCTCTGGCAGGAGGAGGAGTCGTGACCCGCATCCTCTTGCCGGGTCGGATTCGCCGCCACCTCGTCGACGTCGGGCAGGTGACCCGTTACCAGGGCGGCACCTGGTTCATGCTCACCCGCCTCTGCGACCACGAGACCAAGATGGCCGCCGCCCCGTTCCTCAGAGACCACTGCACCGTGGTCGAGGAAGCAGACCTGACCGACCCGCTCATCTGCCCCGACTGCCTCGCTCTCCACCAGCCCCCTAAGCCCGTCGTGGACCCCACCATGGGGACCATCCCCCTCTTCTGACCGATGGATACCCCCGTGATGCCCGCTGAGGAGGCTGCCTGGGTGCGAGAGCACGCATGGCTGCCTCCCATGTGGCGTGACTATGCCCAGTGGCCGCACCTCTACGACCGGTGCCCCTGCTGCCGCTTCTACGGCGATGGCGGCATATGCAGTGCCTGTCAGGCAGGCGACCACGACGACTGCGCCCGCCGGATGGACCGCTGGCCAGCCGACGCACCCCTCTGCTGGGTCACCGACCGGCTGGGGCGAGTCCCCCGCCTTGACGGCGTTGACTCTTGGCAGGTGTGGGACGCCCGCACCACCCATGACCCCCGCTGCACCTGCTACCTCACCGGGCACGCCGACGCCGAGCCGGTGCCCGAGCAGGGCGACCTCTTCTCTCTCCTGGCGGCCTAGCCCGCCCCCGAACAACTAGGAGCCACCATGGACTCATTCTCATTCTTCGTCCCCGGTGAGCCGATCACCGAGGGATCCACCCGCGCGTTCGCGTCTGGTCAGCGGGTGGTCGTCACCCACGACCGGGGCCCCGAACTCACCGCCTGGCGCATCAAGGTAGCGCACGCCGCCGAAGCCGCCGCCGAGGCCGCCTACTGGGAGCCCCGCTACGACGGGCCAGTCGAGGTGTGGGCGGAGTTCCGGCTCCCCCGCCCCAAGAGCGTCCCCAAGTCCCGTAAGCACGCGCAGACGAAGCCCGACCTGGACAAGCTCCAGCGCGCCATCGGGGACGCCCTCGCCCCCTACAAGCGCCCCGGCGTCCTCCGCGATGACTCCCGGATCGTGGCGTGGTCCGCCGTCAAGCGCTACGCCGACGACACCCACCCCGTCGGTGTCATGGTCCGCGTCTCCAAGGCCCAGGGCCACGTCACCGGGCAGTCCCTCACCAGCATCGACGACGTTCGTAACACGCCGGCTGGCGCGACCATCATCGACGCTGACGGCCTGACGTTCAGTCGCGGATACGGCGGATGGGACATGCACGGCAACGAGTACACCTACAGGCATCACGAGATCGACCTGCCCGCCACTCTCGTCGTCGTGGATGGGATCTGATCGCCATGACTGAGGTGATTCACGAGCGGTCCCCCCGGTCGCGGGGGCGTGTCCGGTGCGAGGAGTGCGGCCGCCGTGTCCCCGAGGGGAAGCAGCGCATCTCACTGATGGAGTTCGACGACGGGACGGTCCGGGAGTGGCTGAGGTGCCAGCCCTGCGAGGCCGCAGCCGGCTACGTCGCAAGGTGGCGAGGCCCCTACAGCGAAGACTGCTACGCCGATGACTTCTACGAGTGGGCACAGGAGGCCATGAGTGTCAGCGCCCCCGGCTCCCTGTTCCTGTTCGATACCGCGGGCATGTGGAGGCACTACCTGAGAGCCCTCACCGAGTCCGCCGCCGCGTGCGCAGCCGACGACGCCGACCCCGCGCAGGCGTGGGATGACGAGGCGTGGGCGGCCTTCACCTGGCGCATGCAAACCAGTCCCGTAATAAATGCTAGGAGGAAATGATGCGGATTCGGAGTATCAAGCCGGAGTTCTGGTCGAGCCCGGATATCGCAGCCCTGTCGGACGCCGACCGTCTGTTGTTCATCGGGCTCTGGTCCTATGTGGATGACCATGGCCGGGGGCGGGATGACATTGCATTGATCGTAGCCGCCCTGTACCCGCACGACATGGTCGCGAATCCTCTCGACACTGTCGCGAAGGTTCGCGACGGTCTCGCGAGGCTTTCCGAAGCGGATCTCATCCTCCGCTACACCGTCGCGTCTAGGACCTATTTCCTAGTAACAGGGTGGAGTAAGCACCAGCGGGTAGATAAACCGAAGGCGTCACGCATCCCCGCACCCGAAGAGGGCGACGCCGCCACTTTCCCGCAGAACGACGCCAATCGCGAAACCGTCGCGACAATTCGCGAAACTGTCGCGACACCTCCCGACACCCTCGCGCCTGGAACAGGGGAACAGGGGAACAGGGGAACAGGGGAACAGGGGAACAGTGAGGCGATCGGCGACGCCGATCTGCGCGCCGTCGAAGACCCCCGCCCCGACGTCGATGCCGTCTGCGACGCCATGGCCGCAAGCGTCAACCGCCGCACCGGACGCACCCCACGCATCACCACCGCCTGGCGCAAGCAGGCCCGCCTCATGATCGACCGAGACGGCCGCAGCGTCGAGGAGATCACCCGCATCATCGACTGGGTTGACGGCAACGACTTCTGGCGCGCCAACGTCCTCAGCCTGCCCAAGCTCCGCCAGAAGTTCGATACCCTCCGCCTCCAAGCCCAACGCCCCCAAGGGCGACCTCAGGGTGGGCAGGTGTTCTACGACCTGGCAGCCGAGTTCGCGAAGGAGGGCCTGTGATGGCTACAGCGACGGGGGTTTCCCTGGCTATCGGCATCCTCGTGGACGCCGGCATGCTCCCCGGCATCGTTGACGCCGAGGGCGGCAAGCGACGCATCCGCGCCTGGATGACGCTCCTCGACCAGGACGTGACCGACGAGGTGCTCGCCGAGGCCGTGCGGCGCGTGGCGTCCGGTGACGTCGAGACCTACGGGGCGGCGAAGCCGCAGCACGTGAACCGGGCGGCGAAGGCGGTCCGGGGCGAGCGGATCCGGGCCTGGCGTGAGCGGCACAGCCTGCCGACGGAGGGCCGTAGCGGCTTCGAGCAGTCGGCGTACCTGCGGGGCTTCCTGCGGGCCATCGGTAACGGCGCGGCCGACGTCGAGGCGGACCGGCATGGGCGCGCTGCGTTGGCGCAGGCGGCACAGGTGGCCGAGCTGGAGCCCTCAACGCCGCTGCCGGAGGTGCTGGCCCGCATGGATCACGCGCTGGGTTCAGGGCGTGTGCCGTGGGCTGACGCGCTTCCGCCAGCCCGCCCGGTGGCGGAGTTGACGGCTGCGCCGTCGTCTGAGTCGTCGGGTGATGGGGCGGCTCGGGCTCGTGAGGTGCTGGCCGCTCTGGCGCGTTCGTCGCGCCCTGGGGGCAGTGGTCGCCCCGGGAGTGCCCCGAATCGGATGCGTAAGCCACCTAGAGCGGCCTAGCGCCCCCGTGTGCGTGTCCGCGTAGGGTCGCCCGTTTTGAGGGCGCCTGAGGGGCGTTAGGCGCTCCCACACCCCCGTCGTCACGATTCGGTAACTGGGACGCTCTCGACTTGCTTAGTCGCCATATGACGACCTACAGTGTTCACATGGACACCAAGTCCAGCCCCACCTCCTTCTCCCGGCCATGAGCCGGGAACCCCAGATCAAAGGACCATGAAAAATGAAGGTCAACCTTCACCCCAAGCGCTTCAACGTCGAAGGCATCCAGTGGCCAGCCAGCGACCTGGCCACCGTCAAGGAGGTCTACGACGAGGCCGTCACCACCTACGGCGACAAGGCCCGCAACCTCCTCGACCGCAGCGGCAGTGACCCCATCGGTGCGATCAGCCTCCTCATGCTCGCCGCCGACCAGCGCAAGACCCAGCAGGCTACGGAGCCTAGCCTGAGCGAGCAGGCCCTCGCCGCCACCGTCCGCGAACAGCGCGACGCCATCGACACGCTCAAGACCCAGGTGGCCCTCTACCGCGACCGTTGGCAGATCGCCGCCAACAACGCCTCCAGACTGTTCGCCGACCTCTGCCAGAAGGAGGCCGACGCCGACCAGATCACCGCCCTCGAATCCATCCTGCGCGCCCTCACCGCCACCACCTACGGGCGGGCCCGCATGTACTCCTACGACCTCCGAGCCCTCCCAAACGGCACCGTCGTCCGCGACGAAGCCGGGCGAGCCTGGACCCGCATCGACGACGAGGACGGAGGAGTCTGGGCCACCCCTACCAGGGACGACACCCTCTCCTCCAGAGACCTCACCGAGGAGACCACCGCCTGGATGGCGTGGGTGGCCGACAAGTGACCCGCCTCGAAGACGTCACCGGCGACGGTGTGGACGTCGGTGACGCGGCCGAGTTCCTGTGCGCCTGCGCCGACTACCAGGACAGCGAGACGGCCGCCCTCGACGAGCGGGACCGGCAGCGCCGCGGGGCCGGCCGAACCGACGCGAACCTCCCCTGGGGCTCCCTCGGCCAGCACGCCGCACACCGGGCAAGGCTCCTCGAAGCCCTCGCCACCCTCCTCCGCGTCGATGCCGACGCACTCACCAACGGCCTCTAACCCCCCCCTCCCCGAAAGGACCATCCCATGCACGCCATCACCTCCACCCTCTACCTCTACGAGTCCCAGTGGGTCCCAACCTGGGGGCCCATCGGCCGCCGCCGGGTCCGCAAGCTCGCACGCGCAGGCTGGGAGCATGTCGGCTCCCTCCCCACCGGCCTCCTGCGTCGCGAGCACTGCCTCATCCGCATCACCGAGGAGGGCGACCGGTGAGCGACCACTACCAGCCGAAGCCCGGCGACCTCATCGCCTACGAGGACCCCCACGGCATCTGGCACATGGAGCAGGCCACTGAGGACACGGCCGAGGCCATCGCCCACAACCCCAAGGTGATCCTCCTGGAAGCCGTCCCTGTGCCGCTCACGCCGTGGCCGACCGCGCCCATGATCCTCGTGATCGACGGTGAGCGGCACGCCACCGGCAAGCCCGGGGACATGACCGCGAAGCCCATCAACGGGCAGGTGCTCCTCCGCACCCCCGAAGGCCACTACCGGGGCGTCACGTCCCGGCTCGTCAAGCAGTCCAGTGGCGACCAGATCCGGAAGTGGATCGACCTCGTAGCCGTCGAAGAGCGGGTGCTCCGTGACCTCGGGGAGATCGCCGTCAACGGCCCTCTCGCCGCCCTCGACGGCGCTATCAGCGACGTCCTCACCAGCGCCGAGATGGTCAAGGATGGGAGGTACCTCCAGTGAGCACCGTCATCGACTGGAGCATCCCGCAGCACTGCGGAGACTGTGAGGCGCCCCTGAGGCCAGGGCGCGCCCCCGTCGAGAACTGGCCCGGCACCAGGGCCCACCACGGCCGAGGGCTCTGCCAGACCTGTTTCAACGCCCGCCGCGCCACGGCCAGGCGTGAACGCGAAGGCATCAAGCCTCGCCCCAAGCCGCGCAGGAACCCCACCGTCGCCGAGTTGGCCGCGCAGGGCCACCCCTGCATCTCACCCGCACCCACGCCCAGCCGAGTAAGGACCTACCCGCTATGACCGCCGTCGTCACCAAGCCAGGCATCTACCGCGACATCGACGAGCGGGTATACCACTCCGACCCGACCGGGCACCGCTCCCTATCCTCCACGGAGGCCAAGCTCCTCCTGGAAGCCCCCGCCATGCTCCACCACTACCGGCAGTCGCCGCGGGCTCCCCGCCCCGAGTTCGACTTCGGGAGCGCCGTCCACTCGCTCGTGCTCGGCGTGGGCGCCCACCTGGAGCGCTACCCGGAGGACGTGCTGTCCGCGTCCGGTTCGACGGGGACGAAGGCGGCCCGCGAGTGGGCTGAGGCCGTCCGCGCCGAGGGCGGGATCCCGCTGAAGGCGGACGTCTACGACGCCGTACACGACTGCGCCGCCGCAGTCACCAACCACCCCCTGTGCCGTCGCATCTTCGCCGACGGGGACCCCGAGGTGAGCGTGTTCAGTGAGGACGCCGGCACCGGCGTGTGGATGCGCGGCCGCCTCGACTGGATCATGCCCCCCGCCGGCGGGGACGGCGCGCACGTCCTGGTGGACCTGAAAACCACGGACGACGCCCAGCCCGACGCCTTCACGAGGGCGGCCGCACGCTACGGGTACGACGTGCAGCGAGCCTGGTACCGGCGCATCTGGCGTGACCTCACCAGCGAGGACGCCCGCTTCCTCCACGTCGTCGTCTCCAAACGGGCCCCCTACCTCGTGAGCGTCTGCGAGATGGATTGGAGCTTCGACGACCTCGGGAAGGTGAAGGTGGAGAAGGCGCTGCGCCTGTACCGGGACTGCCTCGAATCGGGGGACTGGCCTGGTATTCCCGCCGAAGTTCACCAAATCTCCGCACCCGCCTACTACCTCGACTCAGACAAGGACTGACCATGGCTCTCAAAACACGCAAGCCGACCGGGCAGGTCTCCTGGCCGTTCCTCCTCCTCGCCGGGGCTGAGAAGTCCGGCAAGTCCTACGCCGCCGCGGCGTTCAGCGCGAGTGACCTCATCGGCCGCACGTTCTGGATCGAGGTCGGCGAGAGCGACGCCGACATGTACGGGTCCCTGCCGGGCGCCCGCTACGAGATCGTCGAGCACGACGGCACCATGGCGTCCATCCTCCAGGCCGTCCGCGACGCCAGCGCCGAACCCACCCGGGCCGGGAAGCCGAACTGCATCGTCGTCGACTCCATCACCAACGTCTGGGACATGCTCATCGGCGAGCAGGAAGCCGTCACCATCCGCCGCGGCAAGACCTCCATGACCATCGACCAGTGGAACACAGCGAAGCGGCAGTGGCGCAAGCTCGTGACCGCCCTCAACTCGCACCCCGGCCCAGTGCTCGTGACCGCGCGCCTGGAGCAGGTGACGGTGATGGCGAACGGCCGGCCGACGACGGACAAGACGTGGAAGGTTCGCGCGGAGAAGTCCTTGCCGTTCGAGGTGACGGGGACCGTGGAGATGCGCGCCCCGGGGGAGACCTACTTGACGGGCTTGAGGTCCTTGAAGGTGAAGGCCGCCCAGGGGCAGCACCTGCCGATTCAGGGGTTCACGGTGGATGGGCTCATGCGTGACCTGGGCGTGGACGGTGGCGCCCGCCGCCTGACCCCGGCCGTTGAGCAGCCCCAGCAGTACCCCGACCCCACCGACCTCTTCCAGGACGGGGGGCAGTGAGATGGGCGCGCGCGACTTCCTGTGGCTCTGCCTGTTTGCCTTCGTCGCAGTGTGCGTGGTCGGCGCGTTCATTGCCCTCGCCATGCTGGTGCACACCCTCGCGGTCGCAATGTGGGTGAAGGGTCTAGCTGGCCTCGGGCTCTCCTACCTCTGCGGGGTCTCGCTCCTCGGCTTGGGGTACGTCGCCGTGGAGGCGAGATCGCGATGATCCAGGTCATCCCGGTCACCCCGCGGGAGGCGGCATGACCGTCCTCCTCCTCACCCTCATCCTCATCACCCACACCTACCGGAAGGAACACCAATGACCTGCCCATTCACCGCCAAGGCGGCGCTCTACATGGAGCGCACCGCCGACTGGACCACCGTTTCCCCGCTCACCACCATTGGATTGTGGAACCAGGGCCTCGCCGAGATAAGTGAGGATGTCGTCCGACTGGACAGACTGGACAAGGATCACTTCCGGCTTGCCTGTACCCGGCGGATCGAGCGCCACCTCGTCTCAGTTGTCACTAACGCGACGTGCTTCCTTCGCGACCTGGGCGTCGAGGACCCGGCGGCCGCGTTCGTCGCCGAATGGGAGCGGGCCGCCGTCAAGCACCCGGGCATGACCCTGGACGCGGACGGCCACACCGACGAAACCCGCTTCTACGCCCTGGCTGAGGAGGTGGGGGAGGTCGCCGCCTCCCTCACCTACGACAACGCGCAGGGGACCGGCCACGGGGCCGACACCATCGCCGAAGTCACCCAGGTCGGGGCCCTCGCCCTCGCCTGGCTCACCCGCTACCAGGACGGAGAGGAGGACTGAAATGACTACCCCAGCCGCCCGGCACCCCTGGCTTTGGAACACCGAGGGAATCCGTAAGGCACTGAACGCCTACCGAGACGGGGAGGGCTACGGTGGAGCGGCCCTCGGAGACCCTGAGACCATGGCCGATGACATCGAGGACCTCCTGGATCACGCCGACGAGTGCCGGAACAGGATCGCCGACCTCAAGGACACGATTTCCACTCTCCGGGAAGAGAACTACCACCTCAACTCAACAATCAGAATGATGGAGGGCCGATGAGCGACAAGACCACGATTGTCGACAAGCTCAGGGAATACGAGCACACCGGCTCCTACTTGGGGGCGATCGAAGACGTCTACGTGCTCATCCAACACATCGCCGGCCTCGAAGAGGAAATCGACGACCTGAAGGAAGCCGCAGACAGGCGCCCGGTGGAGGGGTACGGCAGCGATTTGCCTGTCGGGACTGTGGTCCTCGACGTCGACAAGGATGCATGGCAGCGCACCCACTCTGGAATGTGGGAGCTTGCCGGCGGCACTGACGACCTCCGAGAAACCCTCAGTTCGAGGTGGGCGCCGTACACCATCATCTACACCCCTAAGGGGGAATCGTGACGCCGTGGGAGATGCTCATGGATGGCAACGACGAGATCATTCCAATTCAGGTGATTGATTTCGACGCGGATTTGATCGCAGCATATCTCGACCCGGCGTGTCGCAATTCGCGCAACCCAAGCGAAAACGCGAGAATATGAACAACTCCCCAGGAAGGAAATCCCATTGGCTAACGATACGGTAATCACCGTGCACGGTGTTCTCGGCCAGGACCCGGAACTCAGATTCACCCCGGCCGGGAAACCCGTCGCTAACCTCTCCATCGCATCCACGCCAAGCCGCTACAACCAGCAGGCAGGACAGTGGGCTGACGGCACCACCATGTGGATGCGAGCCAGCGCGTGGGGCGACATGGCCGAGAACGTCGCCGAGTCCCTACGCAAGGGCATGTGGGTCCTCGCCCAGGGCCGTCTAGTCCAGCGGGACTACACCACCCGCGAAGGCGAGAACCGCAGCGTCCTCCAGCTCGAGGTCGACCACATCGGCCCAGACCTGCGCAGGCAGCGAGCCCAGGTGACGAAGCAGGCCCCAGCAAGCCAGCAGGGCGGCTTCGGCGGCCAGCAGCCCGCGCAGCCTGCCGCGTTCGGTTCGGGGAACGTCCCCACGGCCGCGCAGGACCCGTGGGGCACCGGGGGCGCCCCCACCGGCGAGCCCCCCTTCTAATGACCTGGTGGCTGGCCCCAATCGCTGGGCCGGGGCCAGCCACCACCCCAACCCACCCAAATCCCGCTCAACCCTAGGAGAACCCATGAAACCCACGCCATCGTTCGGTCAGCGCCTCGGGCAGGCCGTCGGCCTCATCCTCGCCCTCACCGCCGCCTTCGCCGTCATGAGCGTCATCCTGTGGATCATCGCCGCCGCCTGGCGCGCAATCATCGGAGGCTGACCATGAACAACAACTGGCCCGACAAGCTCCTCATCCGCATCGTTAGGGGGTACGCCTTCGGTGGCCGCCACATCTGCAACGAGTACGCCCTGCGTACCGCCGACGGCGACTACCTGATCGACGGGGAGCGCCTGGAGAGCCCCACCGGCGTCGACAGTGGCGACCGCATTGACGAGTGGGAGGAGGTCACGGCCGTCCCCACCGCCGCGCTCAAACGCCTACAGGACGCATTCCGGGGCGTCGATATGGTCAGCAGCCTCGTGGCGGCCGTGCAGGATGTCACCTCGCACTTGCCCGCCGACAAGCCCAGTGCGCTCGATACGGTCGTAAAGTACGCGAGGCGCGACGACCAGGGCTCCAAGGTCGACGTCGACGGCTACGTGGCTCGCCTGCTGCGGTCCATGCCCAGCGATACCGTGCGCCCGGAATACCTGGACCTGCTCCGTATCGCCAAGGAGTCTGCGCAGCACCTTCGCTGGTGCGGCTTCCTGGACCCGTGGGCTGAGGTCGCCGATGAAGCTAGGGCACTGACGCTCCCCAAGACGGAGGATGGGCGGTTCACACTCCTAGTCAAACGGATCGGGGCCTTCCTCGTCCACCGGGACGATGACACCGCCACCGACATCGGGGCAGCAGCCATCGCGTGGGCGGCCCAGATCATCGAGGAGGAGGACCAGTGAACTGGCTTGATTGGCTCCAGGTGTTCTTCCTGTATGTCGCGCTCGGGTTCGCCTACGCGGAGGTCCGCAGGCTCCGGGGGCGCGTCGAGAAGGCAGAGGCCGCTCTCCAGCAGATCGTTAGGACAACGAAGGAGGGCTACCGTGCCTGAAATCTCTCGCGAGGTGGCCCTGTACTACGTGGCGAAGTCGGTGGCCGCTCAGGCGATCCTGACTGCCGTCGCCGGCATCGAATCCGAGCGCTCGACCATCATCCCGCACCTGACACTGGAGAGCCGCCATGCCATCGCCAAGGAGATGCGAGCCATCGCCGCCAGCGTGGACTGCGAGCAGAGCCGGCACGACCTCGCTAAGCAGGCCCTCGAAAGTGAGGTGCTGGCCGTGCAGTGCGCACGGTCCGGGGGAGGCAGCCTGACGCCCATCCAGTTCCCCGCCCACCTCATGGAAGGAGACGACCGTGACTGACCAGTACCCGGCGGCGGTCATCCTCACGATCCGTGACGGGCAGGTCACCATCGGAGGGGAGAAGCTCGCGGACCTCGCTGACGTCCTCAACCCGGACCTCATTCGTCGTGAGGTCGCCGACGGGCAGGGCGTTGGCATGGTCGCCCCCTTGGATGAGTGGCGTGGTGAGATCCGCGTCCCCGTCTCCGTTGGGTTCCTGGCGTGAGCGCCGAGGCCCGCACCTGCCCCGTGACGGGGGAGCCGCTGCGGGGTGACCGGTACGTGAGCGTGACGGCCTGCCGGCGGCTCGACGAGGCCGCACAGGGCATCGTGGTGCTCATGGGTGCCCTGGATGCCGCTAAGGCCGGGCTCCGGCGCGGCCAAGGCGGCGGGGCCAGCGTCACCCCATGCAGCCGCCCACCCGTGCGGCTCGGCATCATCCAGGCCGCCAGCGCACACGAGAGGACGCTCCTCAAATGGGCGAAGTGGTCCGGGCATGACCTCCTCAGGGTCGGCACCCCACAGACGTGGGGAAGCGTCGCCTTTGCGCTCAGGGGTGCGTCCGCGCACCCCGGCCGGCCCGAGCTAGCCACTCTAATCCCCGAGGTCCTGGCCGCTATTCGGGCGCTCACGGCGCTCGTGGACGTCCCCGAGGAGGGGGGGTTGATGGGGCGGTGCGGCCCCGGCCGGGGGGGCCGGGGTGTGTGCGCCCAGCCGATCTACGCCCCACCGGGGGCGTCGTGGGCCAGGTGCCCGGCCTGCGACACCCAATGGGAGTTGCAGCCCCTCCTAGCGAGCCACCTGGAGGCGGCCGCCGACTGGCTAGTCACCCCCGACGAAGGCGCCCGGCTCCTCACCCAGGCGGGCTACCCCACGCGGGCGGCCACCATCCGACTCTGGAAACACAGGGGCCACCTCACCGACACAGGCGGCCGATACCACGTCGGCGACCTCCTCGCCGCCGCAGCAAGACGAAAGGAAGCCGCATGACACCCGAGCAGATCAAGACGTCGCTCACTGCCGTCGCCGAGGAGACCGTGAAGAGAAGCCTCACCATCACCATGATGGGGCACGCCACCGCCATCGCAGGTATCGCAGCCGGCCTGCCAGCAGACGACGCCACCGAAGCCATAGGCCAGGTGATCGGCATGCTCACCGAAGCTCGCGACGCCATCGGAGACATGAAGTGAGTGACGTCGAGATCGTGCACCCATGGGCCGAAACACCCTGGGTAGCCGCGAGCACAGAGGAGCAAGCCAGGCGCGACGCCGAGGACGCCGAGTGGGACCGCCTAGCAGGCGCGATCTCCCGCGTAGCCATCGCCGTCAACCGCCCCGGCAGACTGCCAGCCGGGGCCATCCCCTTCGGGCCCGGATACGCCACCATGAGGCTCCCGGATCACCCGAGAGAAGAAGGGCCACTCCTGGTCCTCCGAACATGACGAAGGCGCCCCACCAAGCCGGTGGGGCGCCTTCCGTGTTCTCCTAGCGCTTGCGCGTCCAGTCTCCCAGCCACTTGTCCAACGTCTGCCGAGTCACCCCCGCAGCCAGCGCCACCGACGCCTTCGACGCACCACCCCGAACCGCAGCCACCGCCGCAGCCCGACGCTGATCCTCAACCTCAGCCAACGCCTCACGAACCGCCTCAACCTCACAACGCAGGCGGTCCAACTCCATCAAGCTCGGGACACCCTCGGCGCTCATGAGTCACTCACCGTGCTCACCATGACCGAATGCCTCCAGGCGTCACAGATGCCCACCATCGTGAACGAGTTCCCCCGTAGGTGGGAGTGGTAGGCGCTACGCCCCTCCTCCGCATCCGTGATCCGCTCCGTCTGCGCAAGCAGTAGCCACGCACCAACCATGTCACCATCACCCTCGGCGGCCACATGCGCCATCACAGCCTCCTCCAACGCGCGCTCAGTCTCAGCGCTCACCGCTACTCCTTTCAGGTCAGGCCCGACCCTCGGGATGAGGGCCGGGCAGGTGGGTGTCAGTCGTCCAGGGCGTCCAGGATCATCCGACGGTAGGCGTCAATCGCCTTCGTCACCGCCGGGTCAGGGGTGCGCTCCGACGGGCAGTGCTCGCCGGCGTAGATCTCCTCGGGCCACTCCTCGCGGGGCACGTAGACCTCCAGGTCAGGCCAGCTAGCAGGGTCCTCCGTCGTCGAGTAGGAGCCGCCGGGGTGGCGCACCATGAACGACGCCTGCACGTCGTCGTCGATGGAGTCGAGGAAGAAGGTGATGTGAGCACCGTCCGGGGCGTCGGTGGCGAGGACAGCGCCGGGGGTGTCGTAGTACTTGGCGGGGTTCCAGTTGTAGCGGGCCATGGGGGTTCCTTTCCGGGGGTGCCCGCCCCGTGCTGGGGCGGGCGATGGGGGTTAGTTGTTGTTGCGGCGGGCGAAGGCGGCGGCCAGGTTGCCGGAGGCGACGCAGAGGCTTGCGCCCCAGATCGCCCAGGGCGCCAGCGCGGTGGTCGTTGCGGCGACGACACCAGCCAGGGCCAGGACGACGGCGACGGCCAGCGAGGCGATCACGACGCGGCGGCGGCCGGTCTCAGTCATGGTGTTCCTTCCCGAGAGGATGTACCCTGACCAGGAGGGCGGGGATTGAAGATGGTTCGGTCATTTTCAATCCCCGCCGTCTCTCACTTCCGGTGCTTGCCGTTACCGTCCGGCGGCCAGGTGAGCCGCAGTGCGATCAGCGAGACCAGCAGTCCCAGCACCGACGCTACCGTGCCGATGATGGTGAGAACCTGGTTCACGGTTCCTCCTCTCTATGTAGTTGGGGTATCGGGTTCGTTCCCGATGGCTTAAGTGTATGCCTGCATACCTAATGGGATCAAGCCCGGGGGGTGCACACAAACAGTGGGGTAGGCCACAACAAAGAGGGGGGCTGCAACAAACACCCCACCCCCTTCAAAGCAAGGGGCACCCCATCGACGAAGGGGCAGGGGTGTCAACACGGGGGGAGGGGTATCGACAATGGGGGCACCCCACAACGAAACACCCCAGCCCTGTGACTAAACCGCAACACGCCGAGGCGTGCCACCACTTGCACACCCACACTGAAACGCGCACCATACGAGCATAGGCAAAGTGTCAGAGCCCAGCCGACCCACACGGTCGCTGGGCTCCACTGCTGCCTACCCTTCTGGGGAGAAGGGAATGGGGAGAAGCGACGCGGCCCGCTCACGCACAGCAGCGTGACGCGGGCCGCGTGCGCACACGCGCGAGGAGGACCGATGGCCACCTCACGCACCGGCACCACACGCTGGCTCCACAACGCCGCAGCAGCCAAGCGCAGCGCGCGAGCCGCAGGACTAGAGCACTGTCCCATCTGCCACGTCCGCCTCACCTGGGACGCTGGCCTACTGCCATCCTCACCCGAGGCCGACCACATCGTGCCTCACAGTCGAGGCGGAAACGACTCATTAGAGAATATCCAAATCATCTGCCGACGCTGCAACCAACGCAAAGGAAACGGCAGAAAAGCAAGACCGCCGAAACGCAAACACAACCGGCCAACCAGAATCCAACAGACAACCGACACAGAAACCTGGTAGAGTAGCCGCCAGAAACACTGGGACAGGGGGGGAATACCCTCCCACCCGGCCCCCTCGCA